GTTTGAGCCCAGCATCTACAAAGCTAACATTTACTACTACTTTAGCAGTTGTAGATGATATTAAAAATCAATTTTATAAGTATGAAATTTTTAAAGTTGATGGAACACCAATTGCTCCGCAGTATTTAGATAGTTATCGTAGTGGAAATGTAGTTACCTATACTCCAAGAACTACTGATGGTATATATAGTGCTAGTTTTTATTTAATTCAGCATGAGCAAGTAGTCACTTTAGATAACACTACAATTTTTAACGATGTCATATATAATCCTGAAAGTGGTTATAGACAAGAGCGTATCAAAGTAGCAGGACATGTGAGTATTGATTGGTACGGTGGTCTTGATATTCCAGGATTTATATTTGATCAAGCAATAATACAGGAATGGCAACCTTGGAAAGATTACGCACTTGGGGATATTGTAAACTATCAAGGATTTTATTATAGTGCATTATCTGCATTAAGTGGTACACAATCATTTGATGCAAATTCTTGGACACAGTTGGAAAATAAACCAACACCTCAGTTATTGCCAAATTGGTCTTATAAAGCTAGTCAGTTTGAAGATTTTTATAGTTTAGATAGTGATAACTTTGATAGTGCTCAACAAAAAATGGCTCAGCACTTAGTTGGTTATCAAAAGCGTCAATATTTAGATAATATTTTGCAAGACGATGTGACAGAATTTAAATTCTTCCAGGGAATGATCAAAGAAAAAGGTACACAAAACAGCCTTAACAAGTTGTTTAATGTATTAAGTTCTGATAATTTAGAAAGCCTGGTATTTTATGAAGAATGGGCATTACGTTTAGGGCAATATGGTGCCGCACGAGCATTTGAAAATATTGAATTTATTTTAGACGAGTCTAAATTTAGAATTAATCCACAGGGTGTCGAATTACGTAACTTAAATGATGCTAGCTTAGATGAAACATTTATTATACAACAAACTAAAAATGATGTATATTTAAAACCGTTTGGCTATAATAGCCAGCCATGGCCACTACTAAGTGTTTATAATCCATATTTGAGAAGTGCAGGATATGCAAACGCATCAGATGTATTTTTAAGTATAGGTTATTTAGATGAATTAACAAATCAAGATATTACACAATTCAATGAAGGTGCGTACATATCGGTGTCATTCGATGGCCCAAGTTGGAATGTTTATAGATATACTGATTTACAAATTGCAATTACTAATGTTTCTTATAACAATGTTGATACTTTGACATTTACAACAGAAAACTTACTATCATTTAAAGTAGGTGATTGGATTGGAATTTCACAAGTTGAAATAGTACAAGGTTTTTATCAAGTTGCTAGTATTAACTTAAATTCTTTTACAGTTAACGCTGTTATTAAATCATTTCCATCACCGTTTACACAAACAGGGCAATTGGTAGTCTATGCACTAGTAAGTCAGCGTACATCTAGTATAAACAATTTAGATACAGTACTTGTACCGAGAATTACTGCTGGTGAAAAAATATGGACAGATGACCAAGGCAATGGTAAATGGGCTACGTGGGAATATAATCCAGTATATAATATTTCTTATCTTAATAATTCTGCTCCGCAGGCTAGTTTAGAGTTTGGTTCAGTTATTGCAATCAATAGAGCTGGAAATATGGCCGCAGTCGGCACTGGATTCGGCCAAATTACCACGTATGATAAATCAAGTTCCGCTCTACCATGGGTACAAAGACAAATCATAGAACCGCCATTCATTGCTACAAATGCAGTTTATTTAATCGGTGCTAGCACTACACGCGGTAGCACCACAGTGACAATGAGTTCAGCAGTTAATGGCATGCTTGGAGGCATCATTAGCGGACAAGGAATTCCATTAGATACTTTAATTACAGCAGTTACACCGGGAGTTAGTGTAACTATTAGTCAAAAAGCTAATGCATCAAGTTCCGGAACAACATACACAGTATCTACCAATGTTAACCCATTGAATTTAATATCAACGTCTATGGCAATATCACCAGATGGTGAATATTTAATTACTGGAAGTCCACTAGCGAGCAATGCTGTTACAAATTATCTTGGAGATTATTCTCCTGATATTATCTACGGTCCAGGCGCAATAGTCAGTGTATTAAATTATGATACTGGATTTACAGATTTTTATCAAGCTATTGAAGTTGTTCCGCTCGATACCGATCCAAGTGTTGGTAATCCAATGTATTGGGAAAATGTATATTACGTGCCAGTTAACAGTTACGGCACATGGGATCCAACAGTAGTATATCCGTACGACCTTAATACGTCAACAGGTACCACTGTTGTTTATAAAGGAAAAATTTACGAATCAACAACAACTGTATACGGTCAAGCAACTATTACTGTTACGAATACTAGTGCAGGAACATACTACATAACCACTACAGACACTAGTGTATTGGGGACTGGATATCAAATTACTTTTTCAGGAAATACGTTTGGTGGTATTACTAGTGGAGTAATTTATTATGTTGCAACAATTATTAGTAGTACACAATTCACTATAACCGCTGTACAAGGTAGTCCTTTAACTGTTCCCTTAACCACTGCTAGCGGCGAAATGTACGCAACACAGGCAGCCGCACAAGCACCTGATAGTGGTAATGGGCAATGGTCATTACAAGGTTCAGTGACTGCCGTAGCTGGACAAGGTGTTGTTAGTCTATACAAAAAAGATTCAAACAATATCTATTCATTAGTCGATACTATTATTAGTCCATTTGCTGTACAAAATGAAAATTTTGGATCAAGTTTTGCTTTTGGAAATGATGTAATATACATATCTGCTCCGGGGTATTCTAATAATACTGGTAGAGTTTATAAATTAAAGTATTCTACAATAGTTCAAGCAACATCTGCCTACAACCCAGTTGGTAGTTACGAATCTATATTGCGTGTAACAAGTACAAGCGGTATCAGACCAGGAATGTATGTATTAGGTACAGGATTTACAAGTGGACAAATTGTAGAAACTGTATTTGATTCTACTACAGTACAGTTATCAGGTACTCCTGATTCAACTCCTAGCGGAGTAATTGAATTTGCTGTCATAGGTTGGGGATATGACCAAACAGAAATATATTCTGGAACAATTACTGGAATGAATTTTGGTTATAGCCTTGCTATCAGTAATGATAATTCTACTTTAGCAATTAGTGCCGCAAGTAATGTTACCACAGCTATAGTTGCAATATTTAGAGCATCAACAAATTTATCAATTGCTACTACTGGAGCATCCGGTAACGGTACAACTGCAACAATAACGTTTACAAGACAAAATCTTGTTCCGTTTGCACTAGGTGATACTATTACAGTATCCGGTATGGTGCCTAATTCGTTCAACGGTGCATTTGTAGTAACTGCGGTTACAAATTCAAGTGTGAGTTTTGCTAGCCATGCTATTGGACCACAAACTCATGCTGGTACAATTACTGGAAATAGTTTGTCTGGAATTTCGTTAACTCAAGTACTATCGGGAGTTGATTATGATATTCAATTGGCTATATCTGATGATGCACAGTATATTGCTATATCAGACGATACAACTAGTACCACTCAAATTAAACAAGCAGGGTCTGTATCTGTTTTCAAAAATGTAAATGGACACTATACATTCTATCAATCAGTATTACCGCATCAGCCAGAAACAAACGGTCATTTTGGAAGAAAAATTTCCTTTATGAACAATTATAATACGTTGGTAATTTATAGCCAATATGGCGATACATTTATTACAACAACATTTGATTCAAATGGAACTACTTTTGATAAAAATTCAACACCGTTTACTGTAAGACAAATTAATAGCGGAAGGGTTGATGTTTATGACAAATATGCCGATAAATGGATATTCAGCGAAAGTTTAACTAGATCTAATCCAGTTACTCCTGCCGGAGAATTCGTAGTAGGAGATACTTACTCGATATTAAGTTTAGGAACAACTGATTTTACAAGAATTGGAGCAAGTACTAACGCTATCGGAGTTACATTCACTGCAACCGGAGATGGAACAGGAACAGGTGTAGCCGCCATTGTTACTAATGAATCAGGTGTAGCAGATGGATATGGTTCTGGCTTTGCAGTAGGCGGCAACCATGTGCTAGTAGGTGCGCCGTTTGGAATAGACCAGGGCTTACAATCTGGTCGAGTTTACGATTATGGAAAGAACCCAGGACAACAAACTTGGAATATTATTCATAGTGAAATTGATAAATCTGATGTAAAGAAAATTAAAAAAGCCTTCCTATATAACAGAAAATTAGGCACATTGGTAACATATCTTGATATAATCGATCCTGCACAAGGAAAAATTGCTGGCCCTGCAGACGAAGAAATTAAATTTAAAGCAGTATATGATCCTGCAACTTATAGCGTAGGAGATAGTACAGTTAATGTAAATTCTGGAACAGCTTGGACTGATGATAAAGTTGGTCAATTATGGTGGGATTTAAGAACAGCTAAATTTTTAAATGCTTATCAGGATAATCCAATTTATAAAAACACCAATTGGAATACATTAGCACCCGGTGCAAGCATAGATGTATATGAGTGGGTAAAATATAATCAACTACCAAGTCAGTGGGACAGTTTAGCAGATACACCTACAGGTATTTCTCTTGGAATTAGTGGAACTACCTTATACGGAAATACTGCATATAGCATAAAACAAACTTATAATACTGCTACACAACAATTTAAAAATACATATTATTTCTGGGTTAAAAACAAGAAGTTTATTCCAAATGTACCAGGAAGAAATATGGCAGCTCAAGATGTTGCAAACTTAATTGCAAACCCAAGAGGCCAAGCGTATACATATCTTGCCTTAACAGGTCCTAGCAGTTTTAGTCTTGTTAATACAAAACAATATTTAAAGAGCGACGAAGTTGTACTAAGCGTAGAGTACTGGACTGGTGTAAAAACAGATCAAAATGTACACGGCCATTGGAAACTTATTAGTAATGATCCTACTACATATATTCCTTTAGTAATTGAACAAAAATGGATTGATAGTTTATGCGGTAAAGATTCCGTAGGTAGACTAGTACCAGATCCAATGTTGCCACCAAAAATTCGTTATGGTATTGAAAATAGACCCCGTCAGGGAATGTTTGTAAATCGTTTTGAAGCATTAAAAGAGTTTGTAGAGCAAGCAAATCAATTGTTGGCAGAAAACCAAGTAGTTGAAAATAATAATCTTTCAAACTTAGAAAGTTATGATACACCACCGGCTATTTCTTCCGGCTTATATGATGTATCTTTTGACACTTATGCCGAATTAAATTTTGCAAATGTAGGCAATTTTTCTAAACCAGATATAAGTCCTTCTATAGCAGATGGTAGAATTGTTGGTATAATTATTAATACTGATAATCAAGGTAATCCTTTAGCAGGAAAAGGTTATATAATTGCACCGTTCATTGAAGTGGTCGGTTTGGGCTCGGGTGCAGTTGTTAGAGCAATTATTAACTCTAAAGGACAAATCACCGGTGCTAAAATTGAATCGAGCGGAGAAGGTTACGACAGTTCAACAATAATGGTAATTAGAAACTATAGTGCATTAGTATTAAGTGATACAAACGCTAATAACAAGTGGAGTGTATATAGTTGGATTCCTCCTGTTATTAATACTAATGGAACAGTAACTAGTGGCTATTGGACTCTAGTAAGAACACAATCCTATGATGTTAGAGACTACTGGGAATATACAGATTGGTATGGAACAGGATACAATCAATTTACATTAGCTGATTTCTCAGTTGCTACCTTGTCAGATTTGAATTCTATAGAACCTGTAGTGGGAGAAACAGTTAAAGTTAGAATTAGTAATTCAGGCGGTTGGACTTTATTGTACAAGTATGCTAATTCTACCAGTGTCGACTGGACACAAAGTTATAAAGTTGTAGGAATAGAAAAAGGAACTATAAAATTAAGTTCTTCTTTATATAATACATCTGGAACTACACAAGGTTTCGATAACAACATTTATGATTCAGATTCTTATGACTTAGTTGCGGCAACAGAATTAAGAATAATTTTAACTAGTCTAAAGAATGATATTTTTGTAGGAGAATTAAACGGTTCCTATTTAGATCTATTCTTCGGAAGTATTCATTACATTCACAGTGAACAGCCTTATATTGATTGGATATTTAAAACTAGTTTTGTAAGAGCACAGCACAATATCGGAAGTCTAGATCAACCAGTTACTTATAAACCAGATAATTTAGCAAATTTTGAAGATTATGTAAATGAAGTTAAACCTTATAAAACCAAAGTTAGAGAATATATTAGTAACTATGATAGTATAGACCCTGCACAACTTCCTATTACTGACTTTGATATGCAACCAATCTATGAAGGTAATAAGATGACCTTGATAGAAGTACATTTACAAGATGGACAAATTCTTGCTCAAGATCCAGCTATTGAAACTTATCCTTGGAAATTCTGGACAGATAATGTTGGATTTATTATTACTGAATTAAAATTAATTGACGGTGGTAGCGGTTATGTTACAGAACCTCAAGTTATTATTTCAGGAAACAGTGGATCTGGCGCAACCGCTAGAGCTTTTATTAGCAATGAAAAAGTTAACAGAATTGTATTATTAACTCCTGGGTCTGGCTATTTGTCAGCACCAACTGTTACAATTAACGGCGGAACATTGCCTACCGGCACACCGGCACAGGTCGTAGCTATTATTGGAAAAGGCGTTGTTAGATCTAATTATATCGGAATTAAATTTGATAGAGTTGACCAAAAATATTACATAACACAATTAGAAAAAATTGAAACATTTACCGGAACAGGATCTAGATTACAATTTCCATTAATATGGGGCCCAGATAACAGAATTGGAAAAAGCACAGTTACTATTAATGGCATCCTTGCATTGAGAGATACTTATACATTAAATATTATTTCAAGTAAATCTAAAGGATATACAACTTATTCTGGAACAATAACATTCACAACTGCACCTATTAAAGGTGCTATAATAGTAGTCACTTATGTTATTGACGAATCTTTATTAAGTGCAACTGATAGAATTCAATATTACTATAATCCAACTAGTGGAGAATTAGGAAAAGATTTAGCACAGCTAATGACTGGTATTGATTACGGCGGTGTTATTGTTAATGGTTTAGGATTTGAAGTTTCTCAAGGATGGGATAGTGTACCATTCTATTCTGACAAATGGGACACATATGATTCTAATTACACTGATTACAGCGTAGTTGTAGATGCAAATACTCATGCATTTACATTACCATACACTCCATCTTCTGGAGTACAACTAAACATTTATAAGTTATCTACTAGTGTAGATTCTTATGTATCAGATGGTGTTACAACACAATACCAATACAATATACAAGATTATAATCCTTATGCTACAGTAACAAATACTACACAAACACAAGGAATACATGCTACATTTACATCTATCAATACTCCGTCTGGAGTGTTTGGAACAATTTTAGTAGTATCCAGTACATCGAATATTGTTTCAGGAATGACTGTATCAGGTACAGGATTTGTGTCTGGACAAACAGTAGTATCAGTTACTAATTCGACTACGATTTCATTAAGTGCTCCACCGGATAGTATACCAAGTGGAACATTAGTATTTTCATTCAATGTTGCCGGTAGCAAAACACTTAGCGTAGCTAGTGTAGCAGGTGTAAGAGTTGGAGATACATTATCTACTGCCGATGCTAGTCTTAAATTATTTGCATCAAGCACAACTGTAAAATCAATTTCTGGAACAACTATAACATTGAGTACTATATTGTATTATGATATACCAGAATCTACTTATATAACATTTACTCGTAAATTAGTTCAGCCTACTGATGTAGTTATAACTGGAACTGGATTAGCAACATTGACTAATTTATCAAATAGCGGAATTATATCAGGATCTACGATTAATATTATTGGTTCATTAAATCCAGTTAGATTAGACGATCCAAATTATAATATTGCACCCTACTTTGCACAGTTAATAGAAGCATCTGCATATGATGCGGCATTCACTTCTAACTATCAAAGTATTCAGGCAGGTTTAGCAATTAAACAACATATTACAACCTATGGATATAAAGTAAGTGAAACAAATTATTCAATTACTGAATTAATTTCTAATATTACAGGTTTAACAAATGTAGCAAGTAATACTGCGGCAGTTTTAGAAATCAATACTAATGCAACGATTATTAAATCTATTGTAAGCGGTGGCATTGTTCCACAGCCAATCTTTACATTGCCATATGGAACACCATCACGCATTGTATATAATGTTCCAAATATTAATATTCCTAGTGACGGATCACATATTGGACCTTATGTTTACATACCAGTTGCAACAATTGGCGCCACTCCTGTGACAACTGGTTGGGCAGTATCTGGATTAGGAATAACAGGATTTGCATCTGTCACTAATGTAGTAATACAACATGGTCTAGTTGCGGCGCAAATTAATCAAAGTATCCAATTACAAGTTGAATCTGGAAATTATACTTTCATCTCTCCAGGTTACGGATTATATAGTGCGTCTACTTTATTAAATGACAATATTCCATTTATTCAAGCAGAACTAGTACAGTATCTTGCCAATAACTATCCAAGTATAACGGTTAACCTTACAGATTTCCAAACAAGAATACAATACATTGTTTTAGGATTATGCTATGATTTAACTTATGGCGGTAACAGAGAATCTGTATATTCTGCAACACAATATTGGATTTATAATAATAGTATTCCATTTATTCAACCATCGACTTACTGGGCTGGTATATTTGATTATTTGAATACAATGGCTCAGAATATTATTACGAATACACCATTTACAAGATTACAAACACATTTCTTCCAGTATACCGATGCTAATTTAGCTAACGGGGTGGTTGCAAGTACATCTATTAGTAGTAATATTTCAACCGTAAAAACACTTATTAGTAATTCATTCTATCCAAATGCTACAATAGTTAATCCTACATTAACTAATGTGTCTGCTGGATTACAAACCGTTGCAAATACAATCCTTTCAAATGAATCGGCATTAACGCCTTCAATAAACCCAACCGCAATCGTTAATACTTTCTTATCCGATGGCGTTGCTGACGGCGCAGGTGTTGTAACTAAAACATTTACAATTCCACAACCTTATACATTAATTGATGGAGGACAAGCAAATTCAACTATTGATATTGAAGTAGACGACGGCGGTTCTGCTGGTACTGTTTATGGAGTACTTGATAAAGTAGACGAAGGTGCAAACGCATCGGCCAATGTGTTTATTGTTTCAAACGGTGACGAATTTATTATTAGACAAACAACTAGTGACGGTTCTATAGCTCCACAAGACAAAGACTATGACACAGCTTTAGACGGTGGTGATACTAGCACACTGACTGGAATTTTTGCTACGGCAACCGGTCTAGCGGCAGATGATATTATTGTTGATGGAGATGGATTTGTCACTCCAATAACAAATGTTGCCCCAGAAGAAGTAGTTCCAGGACAACTTGTTGATACACTTGCAATTAAAGTTTTTGATAAACCTACTTCTGGGTCAGCAATGATAAAAGTAGACAACTATGTTGGCAATGGAACTAATACTACATTTAAAGTAACTCAGCAGGCTAATGGTCCAGGTGCAATAATTGTAAAAGTAAATAACTTAATAAAAACAATTACTACAGATTACGATATTGATTTTAATAACAGCAATGTTGTATTCCATACTGCGCCTACCCTTAATTCAGAAGTCAGCCTATTCAGTATTGGAATTAGCGGTGCCAATATTATTGATATCGATCATTTTATTGGCGATGGGTCTACAAAAGAATTTGTTACTAATGCAACTTGGACATCTCCAGTAACTTCGCTAGTATATGTCAATGGTGCAGTTGCTAGCCCGCAACTATTCAAAACAGACAGTACATATTCTTATTCAAACGCTATTGGATTTAGATTTGGCACAGCTCCTAAAGTTGGAGATCTTGTTAATTTTATAATTGTTGCAGGTTCTTCTCCTACTTATGCTATTACTAATGTTGAAACAGTATTAACTAATGGATCAGCAACTTATACTCTAAGTAATACTGTTGGAAACTCGTTACCAAACGAATCAAACATGATTGTTCGTGTAGATCAAAATATTTTATCGGGTCCTAATAACAGTTATTTTACTATCGGTAGCAACAGATTAAATTACAATATTGATCCTACAAAATTTGTTCCTTATAGTGTTGATATTACTACAATAAATGTATATGTAGGTAATAATATTTTAACATTAGGAAAAGATTATATTGTTGACCTTGGTGGTGTTACAATTAAAATTAATAAAAATACCTATAATACATACAAAGGTCAAGAGTTAGTAGTAAGTATTATTACAGGAGAAGGATATACATTTAATCCTTTAAATAATCAAATTACGTTTAGTCAAGCATACGATAATACTCATGTAGTTCAAGTTATTACTTCTTATCAACACGAATTTTTAGATATACAAAGAACTACAGTATCTGCATCAAGTACTGCATCGTTGGTAGCAAATTCTGCTGAATATTTCTACTATGAAAATATTCTTGGAGGCGTAGTAATTTTAGACAGACCAGTACTTAGTGACTACTATGTATGGGTAATTAAAAATAATACACTACTAGTTCCAGTCGTTGATTATAAATTGAATGAAGATTATCAAAGTATTACACTAGCTCAGAATTGTATTAGTACAGATCAAATTACATTAATTACATTCGGTAGCAATGTGTTGAAATCTGGCATTGCTTATATGCAATTTAAAGATATGCTTAACCGTGTTAGCTATAAACGTTTAAGTCAACTAAAACAAACAACTCTTGCACAAGACTTGCATTGGAATGACATTAATATTGTTTTAACAAATGCATCTGCATTTGATTTACCAAATCCTAGCAAGAATAAACCGGGTGTTGTTGAAATTCGCGGAGAACGTATTGAATATTTCTCTCTAGTTGGAAACACACTAAGCCTATTACGTAGAGGAACGCTAGGAACTGGAGTCAATACATTAGTAGTTGCAGGGACCAATGTACAAGATATTGGAGGAAGTGAAACTATTCCTTATCAAGATACTCAAATTGTTCAACAATTTATTAGTGATGGTACCGCTACAATTAATTTAGATTTTACTCCAGCTTCAGTGAATGAAATAGAAGTGTTTGTTGGTGGTTACAACGACGGAGCACAATGGGAACCTGGCGCAGTTTACGCAGTTGGATCAATAGTTAATATTGGTGTATACACTTATAGATGTTTAATTAGTCATTCAAGCGGCAGCACTTTCCATAGTCCTGTGACTACAGTAACTATAAATGCAGATGGAACTACAACTGCAACAGCAATTAACGTACTTTCTTCTAGTGTTTGGCAATTCTTTATTGGCAATCGAAGATTAAAGAAAGTAGGGTATAGTGTGTTTAATATTAATAATGCGCCATCAAGTCCAGAAGGCGATGTTGCATTTAAACCAGATTTTACTGTTGATGGTACTACTCCTCAAATTACATTGACTAATTTGCTAAGTTTTGGAACAAATGTTACTGTAGTTAAAAATACAGGAACTGCATGGGATAATACTACAAATATTCTCTATGATACCGGAAAGATTAGCGATTTCATTAGATCTGCTCCTGGTATTTGGTATAGCGAGTACAAGTAACAAAATTATTAAACTAGCAGATAATGATACTGGATAAATATAAGATAAAGAGAGATTGATATGCAGACTAAAGACGCAACAGGAATTCATATTGAAGGTCATATTAAAATTTATGACCCAGTTTCTAACGAAATTTACATTAATAAACGTAATGCAATTCATTATGAAAACATTAGCATAGCTCTAGCAGAAAGTTTAGCGGATAGCGGTAAAGGATTTGTATATCAAATGGCGTTTGGAAACGGCGGAACTAGTATTGACCCAACCGGAATTATTACATATTTGACACCAAATACAAGCGGAACAAATGCTAGTTTGTACAATAAAACTTATGCTAAAGTAGTTAATCAGAATTCTAGTAATAATACAGATCCTAGTAGAAATTTTATTGAAACTAGACACGTTACTGGCACTAATTATACCGATTTATTTGTAACTTGTTTATTAGACTACGGTGAACCTAACTCACAAAGTGCGTTTGATACAGTTTCCACCAATGGAAGCGATTTTGTATTTGACGAATTGGGATTACAAAGTTATGATTCAAGCGGAAATAATTTATTACTGACTCACGTAATTTTTCATCCAGTACTAAAAAGTTTAAATCGTTTAATACAAATTGATTACACTGTACGTATTCAGAGTTTAACCGGACTAGTGGGAGTATAATAGATGTCTTATCAAGTAACATTTACTCAAACTAATAATCCAGACAAACCTCCTATTACAGTTGCCGATGGAACCATTGACAATACTACTAGTTTACAGTTTGTTGGAAAAAATTATGCTGGTTATGCACCAGTTATAGCAAATGATTTTTTACATTTACTAGAAAATTTTGCAAATGATACAGCACCTATTAATCCAGTCCAAGGACAACTATGGTTTGATACAGCCGCTAGTGTAAATTTATTAAAAGTATATGATGGATCTTCTTGGAACCCAGCAGGAAGTTTAAAAAAATCTGGGTCGGCTCCAGCAGCCGCAACATCCGGAGACCTGTGGGTTAATACAAACACAAGTCAATTATACTTGTATTCAGGAAGTGCTTGGATTTTAGTAGGTCCACAATTTAGTGCAGGACTACAAACAGGTCCTATCATTGAAACTATTGTAGATACAGCAAACGTTTCTCATAATGTGGTAACATTCTATGCAAGTAGCAGTAGTAGTACTACTGAAAGTTATAGAATTGGAATTATTAGTAAAGACACGTTTACACCCAAAGCCGCTGTAACTGGATTCCAAACAATTAATGAAGGATTTAATCTAAGTAGTGTAAATTCTACTAGTACAACTAGTTTATCTCGTATGTGGGGCACTGCCCAACAAGCAGATGCATTGTTAGTAGGTACAACTACAGTAGCCGCGGCAAACTTTTTACGTGGAGACACTACAACTATTGCTAACTATCCTGTTAACGTTCGCAATGATGGTGGTATTACTTTAGGTGCCAGTTTAGGTTTTAATATTGGTATTACTGGAACTACCACTGTTTTATATTCTAAAAACAGTGGAAACAGTGTAGAATTTGCTACTAATAATTCTGGAACAGTTATTACTGCTATGCATCTTAGTGCAGATGCAAAATTAGGTATTGGTGCTAATAATGCTAACCCACAAAGTACATTAGATGTTATTGGTGGTGTTACAGTTAAAGATGATCCGTCTAATCATGCAGTAACTTGGACTGCTAATACACTATATTCTGTAAACACTTATATCATTTATAATAATTTTTATTATCAAGTTACAGTAGCTGGTACATCTGGTACATCTGGACCTATACATAACAGCGGATCTGCATCTAATGGAACTGTTACTCTGTTATATATTGGAAGTGTTCCTTCCTCTCCAGTGCCAGGAAGAATAATTATAACTGGTACATCGGACGTTGGAGCAAGTAGTATAAGCCCATTTGATCCAGGTGGCGCCAGTATCCAAACTGCTGGTGGATTAACTGTAGCTAAGAAATCATCATTCGGTGATGATATTACTACATATGGTCAAATTTATATAAATTATTTAGATGCTAGTAGTAATCCAGTTGCGGCAAGTGTTATTCAACCAGGAACTGATAGTGCAGCCAATCTGTACGACATTGGAACTAGCACAAGGCCTTTTAGAAATGTGTACGCTCAAGCATTCCAAGGAAATTTTAGCGGAACATTTACTGGAAGCCTAACTGGTAGCATTACTGGCGCAGCCGCAAAACTACAATCAGCTACTACATTTTTGCTGACGGGCGATGTTACAAGTCCAGGAGTAGTATTTGATGGTCAAACAGCAACCGGAACAGTTACATTTAACACAAGTATTAACCAGGGTATTATTACCGGTAAAAATGAAGTATCCGATTCTGCTTTAAACGATCAATTATTAGTTTATCAAGCATCAAGTAGTCAGTTAGTTAAGATGTCTAAGCAGACACTATTTAAACATACTGCGACAGTTCCTGTAGGAGCATTATTTCCGTTTGCTGGAAGTAAAACTACTTTACCTACAGGATATTTGTTATGCGATGGTAGTGAAGTTAAGATAAGTGATTACCCACAGTTATTTGCAGTTATTGGTTATACATATAAAGCCGCAATTTTATTAGTTGGTTTAAGTACATTTGCGCTTCCAGACTTTAGAGGTCGTATACCTCTTGGTGCAGATAATATGAATAACGGATTAACTGTTCCAGCAGCCGATGGTTCTAATATTCAAATTAATGCAGGAGGCGGTGTTGCTAACCGTATTACGGACGTAACTGCTGATACTATTGGTGCATCTGGTGGAAGTCAAACTGTTACTCTTGGTTTAAGCAATTTACCAGATCATAAACACAGTCTTAATGATGGTAATGCACAATATTTTGCAGTTGGCGGCCCAAATCCTTCGACTGATCCGTATAGTGGTGTATCTACTGGTAAAGGTCTAACTGTTCAAAATCAAAGCGGACAAGGTTACGGCTTATCTGATAGTGGAAGTGTAATAAGTCCAACACTTGCAACACCTTTCACAGTCTTGCAACCGTACACTACTATCAATTACATAATTTTTACTGGTGTTATATAATGAGTTATTCAATACAACTAACTAACGGAAGTACATTAACTGAAATTGTTGATGGTACTATTGATCAAACATCAACTGATTTAACCCTAATTGGTAAAAATTCTACAAGTTATGGAGTTTTTCTTAATGATAACTTTGTACATATTTTAGAAAATTTTGCTAATACTAGTCAACCTAACAACCCTATCATAGGACAATTATGGTTTGATACTACACAAAACAGATTAAAAGTATACGATGGTGTGCAATTCAAAGTGACCGGCGGAACTTTAATAGGTGCAACAGTTCCTAGTAGTTTAACCACCGGTGATATATGGATTGATAGCGGTACAAGTCAGCTATATTTTAATGATGGTGTTTCTAATATACTTTGCGGCCCATTATATACATCAACTCAAGGTCAAAGTGGTTTTATAGTAGAAGACATAGTAGATAGTAACAAGTTAAATCATACTATTGTATATCTATACTGCGCAGGAACATTATTAGGAATTTTTAGTAATGCGGCGTTTACTCCAGGAGAAGCTATTTCTGGCTTTACAGGAGATATCGTTGTTGGGTTTAATGCGTCAAATCTACTTGGTTTACAGTTTAATGTTCCAGTAGTTACTGCAAAAAAATTATTAGATGCTCAAGGGGTATCCCATACTGCTGATAATTTTATTCAAACAGTTGCATCTAGTCAAACAATCACAGGATCGTTGACTATACAAGCGCAGACACCACTAGTACTTGGCACTTTGTCCAATAACGAAATTGATATTAGTTCTACATTATTTCAAATCAAATCAAATATTGCGAACCAAAACTTTTCAATAGCAACATTAAGTCAAACAGGTATTAGCCCAGCAGTATTTGTAAACGCTAGTAGTAAATTTGTTGGTATTTTTACTAACAACCCGCAATATGCTTTAGATGTAGTTGGTACAGTACACAGTTCAACTTCTATAGTAGCAGAAACTACAATTCAAGCAACAGGAGCGATTACTTCCGGGTCAACGATATCTGGAACAGCATTAAAAGTAACATCTACCTATACTCCTGCAACTAGTTCTAGTACAGGTACAACCGGGCAAATATCATGGGATTCGCAGTATATGTATGTGTGCGTAGCTACGAATACATGGAAAAGAACGGCGCTGACCACGTGGTAATAAGAGCTAAAATAATGATAAATACTCAAGAATAAGGAACAGGATGAGATGGCATATACTATCAATCACTTTAATGGAACACTACTAGCAACAGTTGCCGACGGCACAGTTGACGCTAGTACAAATGTCAAACTAGTAGGTAAAAATTACGCTGGTTACGGACAAATTCAAAATGAAAATTTTGTGTATTTGCTTGAAAACTTTGCCAACAATACTCCACCTTCAAACCCACAAACTGGTCAAATTTGGTTTGACAGCGGTGCAAAAAAGTTAAAATTCTACGATGGTAGTATATTCCGAACAACTGGTGGCGCAGAAATTGGTGCGACTGCTCCAAGCGGATTAACAACTGGCGATTTTTGGTTTGATACTGTTACTAATCAGCTATTTGCATGGAGTGGAACTCAATTTACACTAATTGGGCCACAAGCTGTTGCTGGTTCTAGTACAACAGAAATGTTAAGTACTAGCGTAAAAGACAATTTTGGCACAAGTCATACAGTTATTGAAGCAGTTGATAACGGACAAGTTATTTTTATTATTAGTCCTGATAGCGCATTCACATTAGATAATGCAGTAAACCCAATTACAGGTTTTACACAGATACAACAAGGTGTAACATTATGTTACACAAATAATAATAGTACTCCGGGTGTTACAACAAGTGCTCACAGATTCTGGGGAACTGCTACAAACTCAGATCGTTTAGGCGGCTTGGCAGCTAGTAACTTTGTTCAAGCTGGCAGTGCGGCATTTAGTACTGTAGTTAATTTTGCGGACGTTGGCTATACTGTTGGTAATCCTGTTGCACGTTTGCGTGTCTTTAATAATAATAGTAGTACACCTACTATTCAAAATCAATCAAATAATACAATCGTATTCCAAACAACTGTTGCTAGTTCTACAGTAACTCCAATGCAATTAGTTGGTGCAGATGTATTACCGGGAACTACTGCAACAAGCAATTTAGGTAATCAAAATTATCAATGGTTGAATGTTTGGGCAACTACATTTAACGGTAATGCTACAAGTGCCACAGGATTAGTATTTAACGGCAGTACAATTACTCCAAGTGCTAATACAAGTCCTAATACAGTAGTTGTTCGAGATGGTGCAGGTAACGTTAATGCAAGTATTTTTAATGGTGCAAGTACAACAAGCTTCTATGCTGACTTGGCAGAAAAATATCTACCAGATTCAGAGTATGATGTTGGAACTGTTATGACTGTAGGTGGAGATAAAGAAGTCACCGCATGTGGCACAGGTGCTCCAGCAATAGGTGTTATAAGTGAAAATCCAGCATTTATGATGAATAGAGATTTAGTAGGCGGTGTATATGTAGCGTTGAAAGGCCGTGTTCCAGTTAAATGCATTGGTCCTATCAACAAAGGCGATAGACTAATGCCATATGGTGCCGGTATTGCTCAAACTGCTCCTCAAGGATCACCAGATATTTTTGCAATAGCATTAGAAACAAGTATTGAAGATCGAGACGAAACTGTTAGACTTGTAGAATGTGTAATTTTGTAAATAAGAAGTTATAAAAGGATAAAAAATGGCTGGACAAGGTACCCCGATTCGGGCTAGTGATTATAATTCAATCCAAACAACCATCTCTAATGTTTTAGGTACAGGATCGGGATCAACCGGCTACGGACAAACAGTTACTAGTGGACAAGTATCAGTCGGCGGCAAGATTGTTGCTAGCGATTGGGTTCTATTGCGTAACGATCTTTTAGCGGCTCGTCAACATCAAACAGGTAATAACGAAGGCGGCCAGCTAACACCAATCACTACCACTACGATTGTTAGAGAAACTGACCGTGCGGCATACTATAATTTTGCACAATTAGTTCTTGCTAATCAAAATGTAACACCTCCTTCAGGGCAAGCAACATTAACAACATTTAATTCTAGTTCTCGATCAACTGCTTGGAACGGTACAATAACACATACAGTTACCTTACAGTTTCCAAGCTATAATGCCGCAAGATATTATTTTAATTCTGGTGGTAATGTACAGTTTAGTGCAAGCAATAGTAATTTTCCAAGCGACGGCAGCTATGTAAAAAGTAATGATTGGGCAACCATGTTGTCTAATATGGGTACTATTACAATGAATTTAAGTACTACAGCAACTTCTGGTTCAGGCAGCGCCGCAGGTAGTATCGGGTTCTATCAATTAAACACTGGTTATCAAACATTGTTTACTAAATCAACAAGTAGTCCTACATATAGTCCAAACCAATACGATATTCGTGCTAAAGTCGATGGCTCTGGTGCTATTATTACGTTTATTATGGAATTCCAAGATCTTTCAGCTCCGGGCGGATTTGGAGTTGACGAAAATGTTGAAGGTACTTTAACTAGTACAGTTCAAGGTTATTATGCATCTGGTTCAAACGTATCCGTGTCTGGATATACTCCTAGCGTAACTTCTACTGGGCCGTAATTGCCCTAACCTAATCCATTGACAAGATAATTAAAGTAGTATATTATCGTATACTACGGAGTTATCTATGGATGAAAGAATTGAAAAAGCATTTGCTGTTGCCAATTATATGGCAACCTTGTCAAATCAAAGAAGAATACTACTTGAAGAATATAATCAAAAGTTAATATACTATATTAACGGTGCCACATTTAAAATTTCCCCCGAGCTAATTTCTTTTACTAAGTGTCTAGTAGATTTAGATCATTTAGAAGATGTGGCATTTTTAGATTCAAATAATTTTCCAGTTATTATTAATGATGTTCAAAAATTCTTCGATGATATAACATTGATTTATTTTGAATCAACTAACTCTTATGCGGCCAAGTATGCTGAAATTAGAAGTAAGCGTAAAATTTCAGATATTGTTGAGTTATGACAACTGGTGCATTAATTTTTGCGCAAAATAATGCAAGCATAGACTATGTAAAATTAGCTACATTTGCAGCCTCTCGAATTGAAAAATATTTAAACATTCCAGTATCAATAGTTACAGATTCGACAGACTATCTGTTGTCTGTTTATCCTGATCATAAATTTGATCAAATTATTGAAATACAAACAGAAAAAAATATTCAAGAAAAGAACTTTTATGACGGAAGTTTAAGTACAAAAAGACTTCAATGGAAAAATTTTGCTAGAAGTACAGTATATGATTTAACTCCATATGATAGAACTTTAGTCATTGATAGTGATTATGTGTTAAATTCAAGTATTTTAAAATCTGCACTTGAAAATAATTATGATTTTCAAATTTATCGAAATAGTTTTGATTTAGCATACGAAAGAAACTCTGCAGATTTTCAAAGAATTAATCAGTATAGTATTCCTTTTTATTGGGCTACTGCTTTTGTGTTTCAAAAAAATACAATTACACAGGCATTTTTTGATCTAGTAACATATATTAAAGAAAATTGGGTATACTTTAAATTACTTTATAATATAAATTCTTCTACTTTCAGGAATGATTATGCGTTTAGCATTGCAATACACATCATGAACGGAAAACATTTAGAGGGGTTTGCTATAGAACTTCCTGGCAAGATGATATTTGCCGCAGATACTGATATTTTAATTTCAGCCGATGATAGTAAAATGAAGTTTTTAACGCAGAAAAAAAATTATTTAGGCGAATATATTGTAGCAAAAACAACAGACTTAGATGTTCATGTAATGAATAAAATGAGCTTGAGTAGGTTTATCGATGGAGGTTCTGGTGTCTAAAGGATTTTTAGTATTAGCACAAAATACAGAAACAGTTGACTATGTTCAGCAAGCCTATGCATTGGCATTGAGTATAAAACATACACAAAGTACTATTAGCAATATATCTATTATTACAAATGATCTTGTTCCTGATGAATATAAATCTGTGTTTGATCAAATAATTCCAATTCCGTGGTTTGATAAAGATAAGGAATCTGCATTTAGAGTAGAAAATCGTTGGAAATTTTATTATGCAACACCGTATGATGAAACATTTGTATTAGATACCGATATGTTAGTACTAGATGACATCAGTTATTGGTGGGATTATTGTAGTAATTTTGATATGAGATTTTGCTCAAAAATTTTTAATTATAAACAAGAACCTGTCTTAGTTGATATATATCATAGAAAAACTTTCATATCTAATAACCTTTCTAATCCTTATTTTGCTTTACATTATTTTAAAAAGAATCAAGCATCTTTTGAATTTTATAAGGTATTAGAATTTGTTGTTAATAATTGGGAATTTTGTCGAGGAACATTTGCACCAAATGATCCTCAGGAATGGCCCAGCATGGATTTAGCAACTGCAATAGCAATTGAGATTTCTGGCATGCAAGATGATGTACTTGATAAATGTAATCCTTTAGAATTTATACACATGAAGTCTCCGATACAAGGTTGGGATTATACTCCTTCAAGTTGGCAAAATGCAGTACAACATTCTTTAAATTCTAAGGGAGAATTTACTGTTTCTAATATTAGACAAACAAGATTATTTCATTATGTAGATAAAGACTTTTTAACATTACCGTTAATCAAAAAATTAGAGGAGTTAGTAAATGGTTCGTAAAAAGAAAAAGATACTGCCTCCTCCACCTCCAGTGGTAACAAACAGTTATTTTGCCTACTATGATCCGGCAACTAATGTATTGCTATCTATTAGTAATGAAAAATTAGATAGCTATCCTGCGTTCCTTGAAATTAATTTTGATACCTATGAAAAATTAATTCTAGGAAAGGAAAAGTTTAGTGATTATTTGTTAGGTTATGTAAAAATTGAAGATAAATCGATTTTTACAATGCGATCTAAAGTGGAAGAGGCCCACTCTTTTAAAAGTACTACTTTGGATATTATAACTGATAGTAATGTTAAAGATCCTGATTTAATTGTAGAGTGGAATCTTCCTAAAAATGAATGGAATTTTTTTGCATCTATAGTTGCTAAGAAAAATCTTTCTCCAAAAATATCTGGAAACAAACTATTATTTTTTGTATTGTTAGAAAGCGATTATGACTTTTTAATTAGAACAATAGTGGTAGACGGCGATAAATTTTTATCTCAAGTGTGTGTAGGTATACCATTTGAAAGCAATTTAGAAAAACAAATAAAAAAGATTTCAATAGCAACCAGATTAATGTTTGAATCTCATAAGTTAAGGATTATAAATGAGTAAAATTAAAATTATAGAGCAAGATATAATTTTTTTAAGTTATAACGAACCAAATGCTGAAAAAAATTATGCGGATTTATTAACTAAAGTACCCTGGGCTAAACGTGTACATGGTGTCAAAGGATCAGACGCCGCTCATAAAGCATGTGCCGCGCAAAGTGAAACTGAATATTTTGTTACAGTAGACGGAGACAATATTATTGATCCTAAATATCTAGAAGTAGAAATCGATTTGGATGCACTTGGACTTACACCAGATCATGTTTTTAGTTGGTGTGGTAATGTTCACGTAAATGGATTAATGTATGGAAATGGCGGATTAAAATTATGGACACGTAAATTTGTCAATGCAATGCAAACACATGAAAATTCAGATCCTAACGATGATAAAGGAAGAGTTGAATTTTGTTTTGATGACAAATATTATCAATTTAACGATTGTTACAGTGAAAGTTTTACTAACTCAACACCAGAGCAAGCATGGAGAGCAGGATTTCGTGAAGGTGTAAAGATGTGTTTAGTAGAAGGCGCAAAATCAAAAGATTTAAAAGAAATTTGGTGGCAAAATTATAACAGATTACTTATTTGGTGTAGTATAGGCGCAGATGTAGAAAACGGAATTTATAGCATACTTGGTGCTAGAGAAGGATGTTATATGACCATGTGTTCAGATTGGGATTATAGTAATGTTAGAGATTTTGATTGGCTAGAAAAATACTGGAATGATAGGCATGCAAACTCTACTTCGGATGTGTTATCTTCTTATGTTAATTTCTTAGCATCAGAATTAAAGACAAAATTAAATTTAGAAATTGCTAATTTAGATGGCGCAGGAAGTAAATTTTTTAAAACAGTTTATCGTAATGTACCTAGAAGAACTAAAAGATAATGTACGACATCATATTCATCAGTTATAAAGAACCTTATGCAGATGAAAATTTTCTTCAGTTAAAAGAAAGATTTCCATTAGCTAAAAGAGTTAGTGGTATTACAGGGATACATAACGCCCACATTGCCGCCGCCAAAAAATCCTTTACAAAAATGTTCTGGGTAGTAGATGCAGATGCAATTATATTAAACAATTTTAATTTTGACTATGAAGTTCCTGAGTGGGATTTAGATGCAGTGCATGTATGGAAAAGTTTAAATCCTATCAATAATTTAAGTTATGGTTATGGTGGAGTTAAACTATTGCCAAAAAAACTTACTATGGAATTGAATACTAATACTATAGATATGACTACTAATATTAGTAATAAATTTAATCTTATAGATGCTATTAGCAATATAACTGCTTTCAATACTGACGATTATAGTACATGGAGAAGTGCGTTTCGAGAGTGTTGTAAATTAGCAGTTACTAATGATCCAGAATCTTTAGATAGATTAAATGTATGGTGTACACTAAATGAAAATGCAGAATACGGATTTTATGCTTTTTTAGGAGCACTTGCTGGTAAACAATACGGAGAAAAAAATGCCTCCAATCCGGAGGCACTTGCTAAAATAAATGATTTTAGTTGGCTAGAAGCTCGTTGGCTAGCGGAAAAATCTCAGCTATCACTTTAGCGCAAGCAACAGCAACTTCCTGATGCTCTTTTTGAGTACCATTTGCACTGCGTAATTCAATAAAATGAATCCAACTACGTAGTGTGCCATTCATATACAAACGGCTTTCAATCAATCCTTCTGGTAGTACAGCACGAGCTTGTTCTTTGGCAATGCCTTTTAATATAGCCCATTCATATGCTTCGCGTGATTGTTTGATAACTAGCTCTTGCATACGTTCCCATTGATATGCTAAAAACCGATCTTCGTCATTACCGTGAATATCTAACTCTACACTATTCTGTCTATTCTTGAGGTCTTGCCTGCGGGCATCTCTAAGTACAAAGTTGAGATCCTTTGTCGGGTCAGCATAGCGTTGGCTAAACTCCTGGAAACTAAAACTTCTGTGTCTAAGGATCTGACGGGCAATGTCTCTAGTTGTTGTAATTTCAATGCAAGCTGAGACCATTTCAAGTGGGCTCCAATGCTGGTGTTTAATGAGGTACTTGATAAGCTTCTCACTAGTTTCTGTGTTGAGTTGATTACTTGGGTTTGAGACTCTGGCACAATAGGCAATGAGTTCTTGGGCGTCAGTGATTCCCATACTAGCAAATTCTGGAGTCGGTTGACTGAAGCTAAGTAGTCTAACATTCATTATTTATAACTTCTTTCTTTTTAAAAATTTTTGAGTGCTTTTTTCTATATCTCTTTTAACTTTATGTGTATCTAATTTAAAATCGATATCGTTTATTTTTGTTTCGTAATTTTTACAAAGTTCGGCTAAACTCTTTTCGAAGGCACTCCATCCATTGCGTTTTGTTTGCTGTGTTATTTTTATTTCCCAAGTCTTGCCGTCTTTAAAATTGACCAAAACGGTATGTAGGTATTCCATAGGTACGACATTTAATCGTACATCCTCGAATACTTCTGGCCAATGCTTAATAACTTCCTTGGGAAGATGTCTTCCCGAGTTAGTCACTTATGCCTTTTTTTTGGTCGGAACCAATTCCTCTGCTTTACGACGATAGTTAGCGGCCTCTTTAGCTAGTCTATCAGACTGACTACGATACCATTTAGCTTCTGCTTCTGGGCTATCAAAACTTACTGGATCGGTAGTTTGAACTGTAGGTTGTACTACTTGTTCAACAGTAGCAGTTACCTTAGGCATTTTATCAATTTCGCTTATTGGACGAGCTTCTGTTTTTTCAGGAGTATCAGATTTAATTGATAAATCATCGATAGCAATGCCGCGCTGTTCAGCAATAATTTGATTTAACTCGGATAACAAAATACCATAATTTGTAGTAGGAGTCATTTCAATTTCGCTAGTTTGTGCTTTAATTAAACGTCCATTAACGTGTAACCAACTTAGCATAATACTACCATCTGGAAATTGTGCTCTTGCTAATACATCGGCAAATTCATATGCATCTTGACCTGTACCACTTTCTACTAAGTTAATAATAGCATCATGATAGATATCTGGTATATTTTCAGTTGGTACAATTAGGCAATGATATGCATCGC